AGTCACCAGCTGAGAGATCACTTAGTGTGTAGGCTCCTGGCCAGCAGTTGAACAGCTTAATTCCAAGCCGAGCTTTACCAAGGTTGGTTGCTGCTGAAGAAACAACGCCAGATTCCTGGTAGTTTCCTACTGAGTGTGGGTGGTCAAAAACCCGCACTAGAATGTGACACCGGTAGTCATTACCGTTGGCAACAGTTGAGTCTGAACCCGAGTTACCAGCGGCCTGGTTCCAAGAGTGGATAAACTCAGACCACTTCCAGAGGTGGCTTTGCTCAGCAATTACACCACGACTGAATGTTACTGGTCCAAAGTCGGATTGTCCGACTAGCTTATGGGTGTGGGTGTTCATACCACCCTCACGGTAACCAACCATTTGGTGCTGGACTGAAACACCAGTCATAGCAGCAAACCCGAGATCTCCAATGCCGCTAAGGACAGTAGCAAGTCGTGTGTTACTAGTTGGTTGAATTTGGACTTGGAACTTAAAGTTCCTTACCGGATCTGTGCTCGCTGAACGTGCCATTTAATCATCTCTCCTTATCAGAGTGTCTCTGTTGCGTTTGAACCACCGGTCCATTGGGACAGGTTTATTACCACAAATTCGGCTGGATACTGCAGAGCAACACCAACCTCGATATGTACTTCACCATTATCAACGGTTACAGCCGTGTTGTTTGACTCATCACAAATTACGTAGTAAGCCTCTGAGGCATTCTTGCCCTTAAGACCACCTTGGCGCCAGAACTCTCCAAGTAGTGCGGAGACAGATCCAGTGAGTTGGTCCCAAAGTCGAGCGTCGTTTGGCTCAAACACAGCAGACTCAGTGCCTTCTTTAAGCACTTGCTTCAAGTAGTTTAGGGTTCTACGTGCAGAGATGAACTTACCAGGAGCTGATTTGTCTAGAGTGCGGGCTCCGTTGATAATGATCCCACCACCAGGAACAGCCTTCAACACGTTAACGTTGTATGTTGAGTAGAGCGTACCTGTTTGAGCTTCGGTAAATGAAGTACCAAGACCCAGTGAGTTACGAACAGTAACGTTGTAGCCAGCTGGGCTCTTAGCAACGTTGCGTTCAATCTCGGTGCGAACATATACTCCAGCGATTGCACCACCTGGTGCAGTGGCTCTAACTGCTCCTGGCCCAGTCTTGGATGGGTCAACCATGGTTAGATGCGGGTAGTACACAGCCCCGTAGTTTGAACTAGTGTAGCTTCCTACTACTGAACCACCAATGGTGGATACATCAACAGCGGTCATGTCTGGGTCGATAATTACAAAGGAGTTTCCTCGTGATTCTGCCTTTGCAAGAAACTGGTTAATAACAGTTGCTGAAGTTTTATTAACGGCGTTAAGTAGCAACACACCTTCTACTGAATCTAGCTGACTAAGGGCCGTCACGTAGTCTGAGTCCTGCACTGCGCTTCCGTTTGAACCACTTGTAAATGTGGTTGCTACTGAGTTATACACCCAGCTAGAGTTGGCTACAATTCCTGCACCGGCAGCAACACTTGTGATGTAGCTTGAGTAGTTATTAAGGATAGTAACAAAATACCGGCTACTGGCAATGTCTGGAGACAAGTCGTTCCATCGTTCTACTTCTTCGCCGCTCAGCTTGATTACCAAGTTAAAGGTGGGCATAACCGTTGACGAGGCGGCGGTGTTTCCGTTTGAAAACTCTAGGGTAAGGCTGTTACCCCAGGCACCCTTACTCTTTGCAGAAGCAGTAAACAAGGTGGCGGATGCTTGACCAGAACCATTGGGGTAGTAAGCAACTGTAGCTGTTGCTGTTACAGCAGTGCTACCGATAACTCTGGTGATCCATGCGTCTCTACCACCGTTTGCAAAGTAATGGTAAACACCAAATCCAAGGTCAGAGGTTTGTGAAAGATCACCATAGAGTGTCTTGTACTCAGACCATGACTGTACTAGGGTTGCGGCTGAGGGTCCTCGCGATGCTTCACCAAAGAAAGCAGCTGCTGATCTTGAGGTTACTCCTCTACGAACCTTCGGCAAGAATGCCGATTCGGATACGTATACTCCTGGATTCTTATATTCAGGCATTTAAAACTCCTCTGAAATTTGGGGTGTTAGGGTGTGAATTGCCGTATCGTTATCATATATATTACCAACTACAGATGCTACCTTCTTGACAGATGTCAGGTCTGTTGCAGCTATCTCAGCGTTCATTTGAATTGTAAACATCTTTCTAAATATGCGTTTTCTATAACCAGATTCTCTGTCCAAAAGGTCTGCGGTAGACCACGACAGTAAATCAAACCTTCTAATAGTACCATCTTCAGGTATTTCTATAAAGCCCTGCCTAAAGGGCACTACTCTGCGTAGTATTTTACTTGAAAGTTGTCTGTCGTGTAGAGCACTTCTGGTGTGAGTAGTTATTTGGTATACCAGGTTAACTGGTATAAACGAGTGTACAGCTAAAACATTAGAGTTAGTAACCATAGAAGACATCTCAGATTCGGTCAGTTCTGATGGATAATAATTAATGTAATTAGGCTTACTTGATGCCGAAGCACTATTGCTGTAATACATCGTCGTTTCAGATAGCTGTCTACGGGTGTCGTGAGACATGCCCACCATTTCAACAGTTATAAAAGGGTATGCCTTTTCGGTTTCGCCCTCTGGGTATCTAAAGAACACCTGAACTGCTCGGCTGGCGTCTCTGTCATCAGACACAGTTAGGTTGCTGAATCGGTTTTTAACCGCAGCATCTTCTGCGAGCAAGAACCCTTTATTTGGCATGCCCACTACCCCTCGATAACCCTAATTTAGAAAGTTCTTCTTTAATTAGTGGAACTAACTTTTCCTGAGCCCGGATAGAAGCCATACGTATAACAGGTGCTGGTGGTAGTTCTGGTGTACCGTACTCCAACAGCGTCGCATCGGGGTGTGGCGAGTGAATATTAACTACCATTTTTTCTTTATCAAATTCAACAATTATTGTGTTGGCTACGTCGCCCCAGTCGGCAGCAGCATCTTGGCGTACTTCCTTCTGGTACTCGGCAACGGCTCTATCCACAGCATTGTGAAACTCACCTAGTTTAGAAATAAGACTATGAACAGCCCATGGCATTCTGGGCTTTGGTTTAGATACTTGAGCGTCAGAACTGAAATCAGAAGACACAGATTTAGAATTCCCAATCATTGGGTCTCCTTACAGTTCTAGGCGTTGGATGCTATGGCGCTCGCCATAACTATCTTAATTTTACCCTATTTGAGGTAAGGATGTAGGCCATGGGAGGTTGTTACTGCTAAGTGTTGGGAATGTGTCGTCGTTGACAAACTCCTGGTCAACGTATAGTTCTTGCCCTTGTAAGAGCACAAACACTTCCTCTTTTAGACGACCTCTAACCCGGTAATCAAATACTGAGTAGAATCTACCGTCGTAGGAAAACACATCATTTAGATGCTCTCTGTATTCCCAGACGTTTGATATACCGGCATCTCGCATAGCTTTTATGGGTATAAAAGCGTCAATAGTCTCTAGAGTTAACCGGCCCTCAGGAATAGACCTACGCTGATCCTCAGCCTCTGAGACTAGGAGCACCGGCAAGACAACACCAGGCTTGTATTTACGGCCACCTAAACCTGATGGTGACTCATCGTACACGTCATCATAAACACTGTTTAGTGTTGCAGAGGTTCCTAGAGGAACAAACTCGTACCAGACAATAAACTCTTCCCCAGACTCCTTGTGGCGTTTGTTAAAGTGTTTATTTATTAACGAAAGTTCGGTATGAAGATTCATCAGTAGAAAGCGTTAGTAGTAGCGCCTGACGGCGGGGTTGTATCAATGTAAACATCTTCACGAAGGCGGTCACCCTTAGTCTCAGGGGTAACAATACCATCGTCAATTTCTGGCCATAGTCGTTCCATCGGGGAGAAGTCGCCAAGCTCTTTCTGCTTGTACAAGGGGACAAGCCTGTTGGTTGTTCTAGACACTCTTCGCAAGTTCATAACTTCAAGACGGTCAAAACCAATGTTTAGGTTTGCTGCGTGTCGTTCGTATTCCTTTTCCCACTGAGCTAGAAGACCTTGTACCATTCTAAATCTCTGGCTTGCTGGTATATGAACTGACTCAGAAGTAATGACGTCAATGTCTCGACTGTACTCAGTCATCAGAGCCCACAGACACTCACAAATTGCAGCTATACCGATAGCATTAATTACAACATCAGCTAACTGATCAACAGATAGGTTGATAGTATGTAGGTGCTTTTCTAAAGCTCTTTGGGTGTAGAAAGAAAGATCAGTGGGCGTAACCCACTCGTAGTAATAGCCTTCTACCAGCACTTTTGTCCCTGACGCATATGTGTTAGCTAAACGCAGTATTCCGTTGCGCTCATCAAGAGAGTACTGAGAGGCACTTAATGCAGAAGCAGACCCAGATCCAGTGGTGTAGACGGCAACCCATAAGGATTCTGAATCGACATTAATATGGCTTAAATCATAGGTTCTTCCGACAACATCAAAAGATGTTTGAAAGAACTTAGGGAAATCCCTGAGGTAGGTTCTTGCGATATTCTCAATGTCTGTTAATGTTGCCATGGTATAAGTTTACCTTATGACGGAGTGTCTGCTGAGTCCTTGCCTGGGACGGTTTTTTGTGTAGGTTGGTTTAACGCAGGCTGCTCTATACGCATAGACGTAGCAGGGGTTACCTTCCTTAACTTGATCTGGTCGGCAGTGCCAGATGGCTTAGGAAGTTTTTCTGTCATTTTGCTCTTATAAACCAGCGCATACTTATGTTTGGTTGCACATGGGTTATTGGGGTTGAACCACCAGTTGAACCTGTGTCACCGGTTGACGGCCCAGTTGAGGATGCTTGGTTTACAACGGAACCACTTGTTCCTGAGTGTTCAGGAGTAACAAACACGTGGGTGTGCCCGGAGTGCTCAGTGGTATTGAGAGTGTAGTGAGCCTGCATTCCTTGACCAACAATACCTGTTAGTCCATCTGCAATTAAATCGTCGGTAGCTGACCCAGGTATTACATACCCTTTGAGCCACCCTAAGGTACCAGGGTACAGAACTCCTGCTATTGCCTGTCCAAGCCTAGTGACAAACCCAATACCTTCTGACGGTGTTTCATCCTGACCACCCAATGGTTGGTGACTGTGTTGCCCGTTGTTGACAGTGGTACCAGCACCATGACCGTGAGCAATACTATGTGTGTGATCACCAATTGTGTGAGTGTGCGCCCCAAGACTGTGGGTGTGGCTGGGCAAGTTATTTTCACTGATGGCTATTGTTGAACTTCCGCTAACGATTCCTGCCGTAGAGTTACCAGTAACAAACTTTGATGTCTCAGCGTACATATTTGGAAGTGCAAATTGGGTGGTTGTTTCTGATCCATAATCGTCACCTATAAGCCCGTACAAC